AAAAGTATGTGATTGCCGTGGACGCAAACATTCGTATAATATTTACTCATTAAATCACAAGACCAGGTGGTGCAATTTCAATGCGACTAAACATTTTTCTATATTGTGCTAGTAAATCGGCAACGGGTGTATTGATTGTCAAAATATCAGCATTCTTAAAATTGATGCCTTTGTCAAACTCTTCTACAAAAGCAAGATATGGTGCAAAGCCAACACCACCAGGATCAGTAGCAGAACGTGGTGGTACAGCAATGACTTGCATTGGATTTTTTACTAAAACACCAACATCACCTTGTTCAATCATTTCACCAATGATTGTTTGATGTGTTTTAAATGTGATACAAACTATTTCACTCATACAGATACCCTTGTAGTTGGTTCATAAACATCAAGTGTTACCCACTTTTTTGGAAACAACATTTCACGACCGACAAAATCGGCAATGTCATATGTTGGATCATCAACAAGACCGATCAATTCAATCTTGTTGTCAAACTCACGCATCACAAGATCATACTTGTATGCTTTGGAAATTTTAGGATTTGCTTCAGCCAGTTGCTTTGCTACTTTTGTAATATTACTCATAATTTACTCCTCATTATACTGAACGACTTTGACATCACACTTTTTTAGAAAATTAATACCGTTTTTACTTCTGTAGGCGTTTTTGTAATAGACCTCCTTGATCCCTGACTGATATATCATTTTAGCACATTCTAAGCATGGTGCGTGTGTAATAAACATTGTTGCCGCATCACTTGTGTTTGTTGACCGAGAAACTTTCGCAAGAGCATTACTTTCGGCATGAAGGACTTCTGGTTTGGAGATTAGTTTAGACCAACCGTGAGCAGTTTCGGTATAACCACGAAGTAACATATGATCGTCAGTTTCCCGACATTCTTCTTTGAGAATATATTCAACTTCTTCACAGTTGTTATCCCAACCGGATGGCATACCGTTATAACCAATACCGATAATTGTGTTATCTTTGACGATTACACAGCCTACCTGTAATCTGCGGGCGGTAGAAAGTTCAGCATAAACACTTGCTGCTTTCATATGGGCTTTTATAAATTTTTCTTTCATAGAAGTAAGCACTCACTTCATGCATAGCGCACGACGAAAAAATCAATCCGACTATTCTCTATTCTAGAATGACAAGGGCTGTTCTAGCCACGTTTACGTTATTGGCGTGTAAAAAGAATGGAAGAAATCTTTCGCCTAGAAAACCTGGATAACGCCAGGGCAAAGGCTCAGATGTCGTTGAAGTTGTTGGATATACATTACGTGTGTTTTGCCACACATATTCTAAAAGTTCGAATAACTCAGATGCATACTTTCTGAACAGTTGCTTACGCATGACATAACACGTTTCAAAACTAGCACCATTGTCATCCCACCAACCCATCTTGTCTCTGTAATCTGGCAACAACTTTTGTATGCCTTCTAAAAACAGATTGAGATACTCTGCTGGTTGTGACTGTAGATACTGATTACGAACAGAATATGGCATTGGTGTGATGTGATTCGTAATCGCTTCGTGTGTCGCCAGTAGTTTGAGTGCTGCGGCTTTCTGCTCATCAGATGCCATATAGTTCGCACTTTCTTGTGTGGCAGGCAACGATGATTTCAGCACATTACTTTCGATATCACCTTTAAAATCTAAGTAACGACGATATGTTGTGCAACCAACATAATCAGCACGGCCGTTGTGCAATAGATAATATTCGGATGCTTGTTGTGCTAACGCACGAAGAAACTCATCTTCACTACACATGCTGTAATAGTGTCGAAATCCATAGACACTTTTATGTTGTGATGTGTTGATCCAATTGCCTGGTCCTGGTGGTTGCCACTTATATGGTGCATGAGAACCAGCATATGCCGCTTTCATCCAAGGCGATTCGTGATTGAATGGAAAGTCTTTGTGAAAGTGACTAATCATCAACAGATCAGTCATCTTGCACCTCTTCTTTTTTCTTCTTCTTGAATTCGATTCGTGGTGCAATGATTGCTTGAATCATCTCACGTTTATAGTCAGTCTTGTTTTTACCAGAAAGACCTGAAAGTAGAACCTTCAGTTCTTTGCCCATTTTAAAGTTTGAATTTGATTTCATTACCATGTCCAAGCAACATAAGAGTATCGTGTGCCTTTCGTCACCAGATCAACTCTGTGTGGGTAAAGAAAGTTTGATGGAAAAATCATAATCTCACCTGCTTTCAAAGTTATAGGAGTATCTTGCCAAAATACCAAATCACCACCCTCATAGCCGCCATTCAATCCACCTAGAATTGTGAGTGTTGGTATACCTTTACGTTCACCATCAAACATCGAATGAATGTGGTCACAATGCAGTTTCATTTGCGTGTCTTCACGGTAACGATTGAAACGAACTTCAGTGAATCCCTGCCAAGAATTGTACCAATTACAACCCCATTCAGTCAGTTCTTTGTGATATCTCTGTAAACCTTCCCATATTCTCTCCATAATATAATTCTTGTGTTTTACGTCAGACCATGCAACAGACAGTTCGTGTTCATATGAATGACTTACATCATTATGGACATCATAGAATGTATGCGTCTGAAACTGTCCTTCTACTTTTTCAAGTTCATCAACAGTTTCTTGACACACCTCCGGTGTGAGCCAATCGGAATAGATTTTGAGATATGATCGTAGGTCTTTGTCCATCATGTATCCTTCAAAGTGGGGCTTTCGCCCCACTGATTACGCAGCCTTCTTTTCTTCTTGTAGAAGTTTGGGCTCAAAAAATTTCAATTCATTACCAATTTCAATGCGTTTTGGCTTTTGATGTTCTGGAATAACATTAATAAGACCAACACGAAGAATACCATCTTTGAGTTCTGAACTATGTACTTCAATAGTATCAGCAATGGTAATTGTTTTTGTGAAGTTACGTGCAGCAATACCTCTGTGTAGATATTCTGCCTGTCCCATTTCTCCATCTTCTTTATTGCCTTTGATTACCAAAGTATTTTTTTCTCTGGTAATTTCAATGTCATCTTTACTGAAGCCTGCAACCGCAAGTTCAATAATATAACGATTGTCATCTACTCTGATGATATTGTGATACGGAAAAGTATTTCCTGCATGTTGTGCCGGTGTAGCAGACAACAACTTTTCAATGTCATCAAAGAAACGATCAAAACCAAGAGTGTGATGTAGTAAAGGACTAATACGAGTAATAGTCATAGCTTTCTCCTTTTGTAAGCAAGTTAAAATACGTGACCCCGAAGGCATCACGACTTACTTGGCAACCACAAACGCTGTGCGGTTGACAAGATAAGTTCGTTGTGGATTACTTTGATTGAAGACTTTAATGAACTCATTATTGCCTTCTTTTATCACATCATCGTAATTCCGTGTGTACACCTCTTCTTTGGTGTACTTGTTAACCAGTTTAATCGCATTGTTTTTCACTTTGCTCATGATGCATCACCGTTATTCAGTTCTACCTTTTTTACCTATGTTATATTTAGCAACTAATTCCCAATCGTCTTTCTCTTTAAAAGAGATGATCTTTATTTGATGAATTGGTGCCATATTGTTTTCAATTGTATCATAATTTACAATCTTTAGCAAGCCCCATTCTTCAAGTAAATTGGCAATAGCGTTACGTCTTTGTATATCATTTTCGGTAATCGTTGATAACTTACCGTCTAAAGCAAACAACTCTTTAAAGTGTACGATGTAATACTTACCCTGCTTGTGCAGAATATGGCAAGACTGATACAGCACCCTCTCTTTACGACTTGAAACACCGATTCTTGTGAGTGTCTCACGAATTTTTAGAAAGTCATCTTGATTCGGTAAGACAACTTCAACAAACTTTGATAGATCGACCATGTCATTTCCTTAACCCACCCGTCAGGGTTTCTTCTTTTAGTTTTTGGATTTGTTCTTCGCTGAGAAGTTTCAAAGCCTCACGTGCTTTGGAATCGGACAGGCCATAGGCCAGTTTGACACATTCCAAATCATCGTTTTTTTCAGCCTTAGCCCACTTCGCAAACGGTCTTTTCATAGACCTGACAGTATTTAGCAAAAAGTCGAATTGTAGTTTCTTTTCAAGATAGTGTCTACTATTCATCTCATTTGCAAAAGCCAGACAGTCTTTGTGCTGAGACAACGCTCTGTTTACCAGAAACGGATTGTAATCTTTCTCAGTCAAGTCATCTACAATAAGTTGCTGCTTGGTCTGTAGAATGGCCGTTGCATAGTCAAATGGATTACTCATTTAAACTCCACGTTGGCCATGATTTCAGTCAAACAAGCAACAAGATTAATCTCATGATCGGCAACAAAGGCTTGCTTGTACTGATAGTCAGCAAGAATTAGCACCGCTTGTGGTATACTCTGAGGCTTTGCAATGTCATACAAAGCATCATAGAGTTTGCGAAAGAATGTCGTGTTATCAATTTCCGACGTTGCTGCCCATTTACGGACGGACGTAAAGTCTTTTTCTTTCAGATGTTTGACAATCTGTGAAATAGAAATGTCACCAATCTGAGAGAGGATGCCCACATCAATCTTGCCGAGTTTGGAATAGCGTTGAAGTTCATTGATAACACGACGAAAATCTGGAAAGTGTTTCTTGACTACTTCGGCAATTACCTTTTCGTCAAATTCGACTTTCTCTGTATCAAGTATGTGTGTGATGCGTTTGAAAAAGGCAGAGGCCATTTGCGCTTTTTCACCATTCTTCAAACCAAATTCAATCACCGCACAACGACTGTGTAGTGGATCAATGATTTTGTTTTTGTAATTACAAGTGAAGATGAAAGAACAGTTTACGGCAAACTCTTCAATTGCATTACGCAAAATTGCTTGTGCGTTTGGTGTTAGATAATCTGCCTCATCTAGAATGATAACTTTACGACCGCCAGATAAAGAGATTGATGATGCATAGTTTTTGATTTTGACACGAATCGTATCGACACCATTCTCATCAGAACCATTGATTACCATGTAGTCGCAACCGATCTCGTTGCACATGGCTTTGGCGATTGTCGTCTTGCCTACGCCCGCTCCACCAGCCAGAAGAAGATTTGGCATCTCCTTCTGGTTTACGTATTGTTGAAACACTGCTTTCAAACGTTCTGGTAGAATACATTCTTCCACTGTTCGTGGTCGATACTTTTCTGTCCACAGAAGATGTTCCATGGTAACCTTTCACAAAAATCATAATGAAGTAATATTATATCAGTCAGCGTTCAATCTTGCAAGCACTTCAAGATATGATTCTTTAACTTGCCAGTCAATATTATTGACACCATAAATGACAGTTCTTGGTTGCAATTGTGCATTTGAATCTGGTTGAATCAACTCAAAGACTGACGCCACAATTTCTTTGTTGATGGCAATTGAATCTCCATCATGATTCGGAGATGCATTTGTAAAAACAACAAACTTACCCATGATTAACCTTTCTCAAATTTTGAACCGGTTTCTGTTGCAATCCAATATTGCAGATTCAGAGTTTTATGTTTAAAGTTTGAAATACCTTTTGATGAAATCTTAACATCATATGTTCCAGAAATCATCTTAATATTTTCAATCTTAAAAATCATTTTATACTTGTCACCATTTCCCTTTGCGATTTCCAAAGAATCTGTGTGTGCGGCATCGTTCGACATATCAAGTGCAACGGCATAAACTTTATCGCCATCAGACTCAATCGAAACATAACTAGATGACAATACTCCTGCCGCTTTCATGATCCAATCAAAGTCTTCTTGCTTCAACTCGAAGGAGATTTCGACATCGGGCATGGTAATTGGCTTGTCTGGAGCAGCCACGATCACATTAGGTGAACAGAAACGATATTTGATTTTGCTGCGACCCTGTAATCCCGAAATAAGAATGTTACTGTTATCAAACTCAATTACGGGATCATCTTTGTGCAGTGTTAGAACTGACAGAAAGTTGTTCAGATCATACACACCAAACTCTGCTGGAATTTCCTCAACAATTGTCGCTTCGGCCATTACGTTTTTTTGTGGAGACACGGTACGAAGTGTCTTACCTTTTTTGAACATAATGCCTTGGTTGATACTGGCAAAGTTTTTTAAAACAGTTAGTGTTTCATTTGAAAGTTTCATAATTTATTTCCTCGTCAAATCATGATTATGTAAAGCCATTATAGCATAGTGTACAACTTTTAACAAGTCATCTCTGTTATAGCCGTTCTTTTTGCCGTAACGCTGTGCATACTTCATGATATTTCCAATAAAGAATCCTTCACCGTGCCCACAGTCTATAATGAATTCTGAAGTTTGGAACTTGTTTAGGGAATAGTGTTGACCGTATGTCTTGTCGATGTATTTTTTTAACTCTTCAAGAATACGGTCTTCACTATATTTGTAATCGATCAAAGTCTACCGGTATACTGAGCAACAGCGGGCATGTTGCCAGTAAATGCATATGTACCGATATGCTGAGTCTTCATCCAAGGACACAACCAAATGTTTCCACCCATCTTGCGCCACATTTGACAGAACATATAATCTTCTGATAGATAACGCTCAGAGCCACCACCAACACATGAATCAGTTGTGTCGATTACGGTGTCAAAGTATGCATGAATGTAACGTGAGCCATCAAAGTGTGCTTGACCAATATGATCAGGCTTGTAACGAATGAAAGGATATTCTTCTTTCATCTTATCAAACACCTGACGCTTGATCATCATATGACCTGTACCAATTTCCATTACTTCTAATGGCTCGGATACTTGGAATTGTTGTGTGCCTTTTACTACGTTGAATACGTATTCACCAACAAGATTCTCAAGTTCTTTTGGATTGAGGTCTGGATGTTTACGGGCAGTTTCTGCAATATTACCCCAATTGATCGACTTCTTAGGATAAGGACCACCGATAACATCTTTATCAAGTGCCATCAGTGCTACGATATCATTCGGATCAAAGTGAATGTCCGAATCAATGAACATCATGTGTGTAAAATCTGTGCGTAGGAACTCATCTACCAAATAATTTCTTGCTCTTGTGATGAGTGATTCATTGAAGAGAAAAGAAAACTTAGTTTCAATGCCATAACGAATCATGATAGTTTGTAAGTCAAGGCAAGACTTCATATACAAACCGTGATTCATGCCACCGTACATTGGTGTAGCCACGAACAGTTTATTCTTTCTCAGTTCTTCAAGGTTAACTTGTAGTTGCATAATTTATCCATAAAAAAAGAGTGAGAACACATAATATATATGCTCTCACTCCGCCAGTTTTCAGCCTATTTTAGGCAAATGCTTGACCACCAAGGACTGCATGTGCAGCGGCAATCATTTTCTTGGTTGGTTTACCAAGTTTGTAGTAAGTGATGCGACGACCATCGGCAAGAGTTTTCTTGTTGGTGTAGATGCAGTGACCTTCAGCACGAAGTTCTTCAATGCGGGCACCAACGTTTACGATACCAAAACGGGCACGTGCTTGTGCAGCAGTCAAAGTATTGTAAGGACCATCCTTAGAAAGGAACTTTAGAATTTTCTCTTTAGCAGACATTCAATTTACTCCATAAAAAATTAGTCGCACGAAAAATAAAAAGTAGAGGCGACTTTTCTCTACATACTTAACATTATATAAAAAAAGAGAGAGTGTGTCAACACTCTCCCTGGTAAAAGTGAAAGATTACCTTAGAATGGCTGTTCGTCGGAAGTTGTTACTGGTTCGACCTGTTCAGTTGGTACCGATTCACTAGGATCAATACCAGCATCAATCTTAGTATACAGATCAAGAAAGGTAGCCTTAGTATCAGCATCAAAACGATTCAAGCAATACTCAATTGCTTTTTTCTTATCACCGTAGATACCGAAAGTTTTGACAATGTGTACCAAACGGCGGGTTGAAATAACTTCATCACAACCACCATCGGTAAAAGTATTACGAATCGTATTAGCCCAAGTAACCAGATTCTTGGCAAAGATATCATCGGAACGATTAACCGAATCAAGTTCTTTGTTGATAATCTTTTCTTCAATCTTAGCCGGTGGCCATTCTTGTTCCATTGTATTTGGAAAACGTTCAAGAAACGCCTCATTCAATACATTGGTAAACATATAGCGACCATCTTCTGAGCCTTTACCTTTTGTGTTAGCAGTAGCAAACACAGTAAAACCGGGTGCAGGTACAACCAGTTCATTCTTTTTCTTTAGCAAGAATGGCTTACCCTCAAGTACCCGTTGTAAGCACGACAAGTTTTGTGCGCCGTAGTCAATCTCATCAATACAGAGTACAGCACCTTGACGGGCAGCAACAGTCACAGGACCGTCACGCCATTCCATCTGACCATTGATCAAAACATAGTTACCAAGCAAGTCACCCTCATCAGAATCAGGTGTCATTGATACACAAACGAATTTGCGTTTTGCTTTGGCGCAAGCCTGTTCGATACTCATGGTCTTACCGTTACCAGACTGACCAGTGATGAACACAGGAAAGAATTGTTTTGATTTCACAATTGACAACACATCATCAAAGTTGCCAAAAGGAACATAGTTGTCATATTGAGAAGGAACCAGATTCTCAAGTTCAAGATCAGTTGTCACATTAGCAATGCGATTACCTTGTACGGGTTCAGGCTTTGCCATGGGTATTACTTGTGCCACCATACTGATGGCTGGTGCAGCACCAGAAGCACCAGGAACACGGAACACACCACGTTTGATACGATATGATTCATCTTTTGTATACCATTGTGGCCATTTCAATCCAGTCTTTGCCACAATATCACGAATATCATCGGTATCAATCTCGGACTTACCAGTTGCAATTATTGCATCAAGAAATAACTGGCGTTTTTCAGCACGACTTGTCATAATGTAAACTCCATCTCACTTTAGGAACTACTATTATAAAATAATACCACCACTTTGTCAAGAGGTGGTATGTTATCAAACTGCTATCATACCAATGAAACGTGATACCAGAACACGATTGACTTGGCGATTTTTGGTATACTTGCTGAACGCCTTAGTCAGAGTTGAGGTGGTAACTTTAGTTGGTGCTTCAAAGTCTTCATCCTCAATATTCAAATCACTACCACCAGGTAAAATAAAGAATGATTCGTAGCCAGCATTCTTTGATTCAAGATACTTTTCTTTGCGAATCAATCTCATGTACTTAGAATACGCCTCTTTAAGTTGATAGTAATTCTCACGTGGTGATTTACGCAGTTCATTAATTTCATCATTAAACAAACGGCGGCGTAAGGCACTCTTCATGTTGAAATTGGGTGACAAATAGAAGCCGATGATTTTTACACCAGTTGTTTTTGTCAACCAATTACTAATAGCAATACGAACACCATCATCACCTTCAGGTACCGGTTGTTGAATTTTATTTTTCTTATCACTCAGAAAAACATTGTGATAGTTTGAATTAAAGAAGTTTCGGTTGTTCGAAATGCTTGCACTCTCATTCAGATTGTGATACGAATTGATATCATCAGCATCGCCGTCGTGAACCACACACAAGTTTACAATATCAAGATTGTTCACAGTGCGGAACTCTTTGATGATTGATTGGCAAGCAATTAGTGCCTCAGTCAATGGTGTATTAGACAATGAATCTGACTGCGGGCGATAAAAAGTCGAACCTCTCGAATAACGACCACCTGACCAGGCATTCATCAGGCACAGAATATTCTTTGTTGCCTTAGAAAATTCTGAGTTACTCATCTTTGAGTTAATTAACTCACGTAGATACACCGAAGACAAGTACATCTCACGATTGTTTTCTGAGAAACAACCATACGATTTACCAACACCAGGTTCTTCACGGTAGTCAATCGTTTCACGAACATGATCAGCATTACCGAAACCGTATGCCGAGAATGGAATGTTTACTTTACGGCAGAAGGTAGCCAATACAAGTATCTGTTCGTATGATGCACCAAGATTTTCAGACATTGAGCCAGACTTATCAAGCAACAGAATCAAGCCATGCGATTTACCTTTAGGCACACGCATAACTTTTTTGAAAATGCTATCATCAATCTGATATTTAAAAACACGGCTAACATCAATGTCACCAGTTGACGATGTTTTCGCTTTAGAAAACTTATCGGCAGCCTTACGCATTTCAAACTCTTTTGCCAACAATGAAATGAATCGTTCATTCTTACGACGAAAATCATTGTACAGAGTGTTGGCAATAGTTTGATAATCAGAAGGTCGCTGTTTCGAAAACTCTTCAGTCAGAACCTCTTGCACACGTTTTGCTGGCGTAACAATCTTTGCAAGATTCGGTTTAGGAATGTCAATGTAAACATACTCACGTGCATGTTTTGCAATGAGTTTGCCTTCATTGTTGCGGAAGTTTTCATCAGTCTCACACCGTGGTTCAGGAGTTTGATCCTCACGTACACTTTGTGATTCTTTTGTGCGATT